ATCTTCACAATTTTATTTCTTTTGATCAAATTTCTTGTAAAGTCATTTTATTATAATAATGTTGTTATCTCTTTTTCTAGTTCTTGATACGCCTCATTAGTTAATGGAAAAAATATTTGTATTTTATTATCTCAATATTTTTTTTCTGGAAAAACTAATCTATATCAAGGAACATTTAATCTTTTAAAAATAGCAATGTTATTTAATTTAATACAATTATATAAAACACATGATGCAAATCAGATATGTCCTTTATTTTCTGCTATACGTTTAATGGCTACATCAGTTATAAGTAATTTCATATTTATTTTGTACGACTAATCGCACTCAACAATTGAGTGGGATCAATTTCCTCTATTGGGACTAACTCATCTTGTGGTTTTTTAAACTCAATTTTATTAAGTTTAGGTTCTGGAATATTATCTTTATATTCTATAACATTTGTTGATTTTAATGCAATTGTTAATTCTTGAATTAACATCACTTTTTCTTTTTTGCTTTCATGTTGATTATATGCTAAATAACTTAAAAAAATTAATATTGTAATGATGTTATATAATGATTCCATATTATTTTTCTTCTGTTTCGTTGACAATCGCGACATTACTTGTTAGTAATATCCCTGCAGTCGCTACAGCATTTATTAATTCATTTTCTACAACTTTCTTTGGATCTATAATACCACTTTCGAATAAGTTTTCATATTTTTGACTTAAAGAATTGTATCATTTATCTCAATCTAATACTTTTCACAAAATAGCTTCTGCGTTATCTCAACCATTTAAAATAATTTTCTTAAATGGTGCTTGAATTGCTTTTTTTACAATTTCAACACCAGCATCAAACTCTGATCCAACTGAAGTAAGATTAATATTTTGAGAACAACGTAATAATGCTGTTCATGCTCACTCTACAATACCATCCTCTATAGCAGTTTTTGTAGCATTTAACGCATCTTCAATTCTATATTTAATTTCTGTTTGTTCTGTGGTGCTTGCTCAACCAACCTTAATATTAGCAATACGTCATGTTAACTTGCCGAGTCTTTCTTTTAACTTCTCTTTTCTAAAAGAATCTGTTTCTTGGTTTAATAATGTTTTAACTTCATCAATGTTTGTTGTAACATCTCATTGTCATCCAGAAATTATTGAACTATCGCGCGATATAATAATATTGTCACATGTGCCAGTGTCTTCAACCTCAGCGTCTTCTAGTTTTCTTCATTCTTCTAATCCAACAACTGTTGCCTGCACTAGTTTGGCAAAATCTCTCATAATATCTTTTTGATATCACCCAAAACTAGGAAGCTTAACTGGAATACACGTGAATTTGCCTTGAATATAGTTCTGAATTAAAAATGCTAATCATTGAGATTCAATTCATTCTGCAAACAATACTATTTCTCTTTTTCAAGCTTGTAATAATTTTTGTAAAACTGGAATTAATTGTTGTTGCTGTGTAATTCTGTCACTAGTGATTAAAATTGTAGGGTTTGTAAAATTAGCGGTTAATCTTTTGCTGTCATTAATAAAGATAGAATTTTCAAATCAACTATCTAATTTAGTACCATTAACATATTCTACTTCTGTTTTGAAAGTATTGTTTGTTGTTACCGTAACAACTCAATCTTTACCAACTCCATCAATAACATCTACAATCATTTTACCAATTTCAACATCGTTATTTGCAGAAATGGTAGCTATATTTATCTTTTCCTCCTGTGTAGTAATTTTATGAGTAATTTTATTTAACTCTTCTATTACTACGTCTACTGTTTTATCCATTCCGTGCTTTAATAGAATTGGATTTATTCATGATGCAATATATTTATTTCATTCATTCACAATTTCCTGTAATATTGCTACTGTACTTGTTGTTCCATCTCAGGCTATACGATTTGTATTTTCAGCGGCTTCTCTAGCTAACATTACTCACATGTTCTCAAACTTATCTTTCAGAAAAATCTGTTGAGCTACAGTAACTCAATCCTTTGTTATAACAGGATAACTGCCTTCTTCAAAAATTACATGGGTTCATCTAGGTCATAGTGTTGTACACACTGCATCTGATACTTTATTTACTCATCTAATAATTCTGTTTCTGGCATTACTTCAAAATTTAACATCTTTAAACATATTTATTCAATAATAGTTCAGACAATATCTTCTTCATCTAGAAAATAATAATCTTCACCTTTATAAACTAATTTATATAAACTATATTTTCCTGTAATCACAATGGATCACGTTTTAAAATTTTCACCTCATTCTATAATGGTACATGTTAATAAATTTTTATCATCATCGTTTGATACTACATAAATATCCTGCGACAATTCTGTGCCTTCATTTTTACTAACCAATAATATTTTACTTTTTGGTTGAATCTTCATACTTTTTTAATATTCTTATTTTAATTAATGGACTTACTTCTCAATTTGGAAGTACAACATTTGCAGCATATAACTCTGCAATATCTTTAAACTCATTTTGTAATTCGTTTAATTTTTTTTCAAATTCTTTTACATCTTTAGACATTTTTTTAATATTAATCAACGTCCCACTCTGCCATAATATTCTTTGGGCGTAATAAACGTTGAATATCTTTTTGAATAATTGTTAATTCTTTAATTACCTCGGTCGGTTTACTTGGCCTGGTCATGATTAAATATCTTAAACTATCTATAGCATGATCTCTTTTTTTTGTTGGCTTATCTGGTTTATTGTTACTACGTGCCTGTGTTTCTGTTTGTTCTTTATATTTATATTTAGTAATTTCTTCGCATAAATTTGGGCACTTATCTTTAAATATATAAAGATGAGCTTTACCATTATTTAATTGAAAATATTCTCTAATTCTTGTAATTCAGGCTTCCCAATCGTTATTTCATAAATCAAATTCCATTCAATTGTCATAGAAATCCTCTAACACTGAAAATGGAACTTCTTCTCACTGAGAAATTTTTGTTCTATTTTTAGCTCTAGTTGTTGGGTCGATAACAGCTATTTGAAATGTATTTCTAAAAAGGTCTCTTCTTCTGTCTATAGATAATTCTTTTATTTTATCTTCTGTAGTTCCAAAATGATGTGCAAACTTATAAAACATTTCTTTAGATGCCACAGACGGAATTGCTGGTTTATAATATTCATCAACTATATACAATGTTCCCGTGTTATCATATTTAGCAATATATCAAGCATTTGGATTGCTTTGACCAAAATCCAGGGAAAATAATAATTCTCAGTCTATTTGTTTACTATCAATAAAATGTATTGCAGGATCAAAATCACAATATTCACTACCAAATACCAATTGACCTGATTTCGATGAGAAATCTATTTCATATTCTTTATTCCACTTTTCTTTGGGCATTCATTTTTTTTCTGCTGTATACCACTCTAAACCATCTCGATTTGGATCTTTGTTTGGATCTGCAGTATAATGAATCATTAACACGCGAAATTGATTTTTTGGATTAGTCCACGACTTAATTCATGGTATAATTTCTGGTTGTTGAATTGACTTATAATCCATATTATGTGACAATGCTAATTTTTTGTGTTAAACTTTCTATTTCTTCTTCAATTTGTTTTGCAGTTGCATATCTATCATTTGCTAAATCTGCAATTTTATTTGTTAATAAATGAGCTATTTCATGTTTAATACAATTTTCTGTATATTTACTAAATATTTTACTTTTTTTATTTTGTAATATTTCTGGATAAAAAATAATTGTTGCCTTATGATACACTCAGTCCGCCGTTGTTGTTGCCAATACCGTGTCTGTATCTCAGTTTTCCTTAGGACAAGATTCTTCATTAAAACTATATACCACAACCCAATCATCTAAACAATATTTTGTTAACCATTTTTCTGCAATGTTTGTAAAAGTTTTAATTAGTTCTGAGTTCCATACTTTTTTTACTTTTTTCATAATACTTAATCCATAATTAATTTATCATAGCAAGCTTCTTCAAAAAATGTTCACTCTTGTGCCGTACTAACTAAC